CCTTTGCTTTGTGTTAGATTGATGCGTTCTTGTCGTATCCTTGATTGAGATGATTTCTAGCGATCTTAACGCACACATTGAGTACAAGCCGGCTCTCTTTATCCTTGCAGTTTCTAGGGCTGGCTTCTCTAAATCTTCATTTATTTGCTTTTTATTTGATTTTCTCTAAATATGCTATCTACAATAATGTTTAATTGCGTATCAAAATGTTTCAAAAGGTAAAATATGTATCCAGCTATGACGCTAAAGACTAAAGGGGAAGAGACTCAATATGTTGATGCTCAACCTATTTACAAGACTTACGGCATACCCGGGACAAATCTTTTATCTGGGTATGTGAGCGGTAAAGAACAGAATCCACAGCTGACGGGGCGTAATTGGGTAATCACTGCTGAGGATATGCTCGCTACTGACCCCATTGTCAAAAGATCGTGGGCGGTGGTAAAGCAAACCTTATTATCTGCTAAATGGATTTTCAAAGCTGGTGATGATAGCGATGTAGCCGAGGAGCTGGCACGATTCGCAAATGAGGCATACGGCTTTGATGGGTATAGTGGCATGATGGATATTTCATGGGAAGAACAACTAGGATATCTATTGGAATTTATCCCTCAGGGCTGGCGATATGCTGAGGAAATTTATTGCGTTGAAAAAGACTCTATCGGGCAAGAAAAAGTATTCTTAAAAAGGTACGCAGATCGTGAGCCATCATCTCATCAAAGATGGCTATCTGCTGATGGTCGTAATTTAGATGGCGTCGTGCAAAATATGGTAGGGGGCGTACAGCCTCAACCTATCCCAGCATCAAAACTTTTACTATTGACTTTAAATAAAACCGGATCAAATTTTGAGGGCATCGGCTTATTGCGCCCATGCTGGTGGTGGTGGTCTCAAAAACAAAGAACAGCAAATTTATTATCTGTTGGCGTTGAGCGCTGGGCTATCCCTACGCCTGTCGTGGCTGTTGATAGAGAGGTCGCTGAACGATCTGGCTTCACCGATGGGCAACTTAGCGAGATGATCAATGAGGCTGTAAGGCAAGCGCAATCTTATATCGCGCAAGAGCAATCTTATTTAGTGGAAAATACGGCGGTTAAATTCTCGGCTTTTGGTAGTCAAGCTGGCTTCAATCCAGACGGGGCGCTCAAAGTTATTCAAGAGTGTGATAATCAAATAAGTCAAGCGTTTATGGCTCAATTTTTGAATCTAGGTATTTCGGACACTGGCGCTAGGTCGGTCGGTGAAGTGCATCTATCAGTATTTAGAAGAGCATGCATAAACTTTCTCGATCTAGTCGCATCTGCTATATCTGGGCAAGATCGTGCCGGTGGTGGTACAATCGGGCGTTTAATCAATTTCAACTATGGCAAGATCGAATCTTCAAAGCTTCCCCGTCTAGTGCATACAGGCCTAGACAATGACGAGCTTACAGACGCCTTAAACTCTTTGCCAGCTCTAGTATCAAGTCAACTGCTTACCCCAGACGACAATCTAGAGCGCGCGATAAGACAAAGAATCGGCGCCGGTGAATTACCTATTGAGGCGGTGCGTACTAGCCAAGATAGGCAAGTCGCGCAAAATCCATCTCTTGCTATGGCAGAGAGATTGAGGAGTCTTAGAGATGAGTAAATTTGAGAAGCAAGTGATTAATCAACAACTCAAAAATTCAACTGAATTGATGAATTTGGCTATCCCAGATAAATATAGTCACATTGATTTTACACCACCTAAAGGCGCTCAAGAAGCTGCTAAAAGGGCGCTAGATAATAGGGCAAAAAAGCCATCATCTCAAAGGGGTATGACTCCCATAGGCATCGCAAGAGCAAGAGATTTAATCAATGCAAAACAATTATCGCCGGATACTGTGCGTCGTATGCTTGCCTATTTTACCCGTCATGAAGTCGATAAGCAAGGCTCAACATGGGCGGTATATGGCAAGGGGAGACAAGCATGGGATGGCTGGGGCGGTGATGCTGGCTATACATGGGCTAAAAAGGTAGTAGGACAAATGGATAAAGCGGACCAAGAATATAAGGCACTGAGCGAATTGAGACCAGTGGCCAGCCTTATCAAAGGCAAACCTTTTTTAACACTGGCTTTAGGCGATGTAAACTCTCGCATGAATGGCAATAAAATCAGCACTATCACGATGGCAGACCTAGAGGAAATCGTAAGGGTATTTTATGAGCGAAAAAATAATGATCATGTTATTATTGATTGGAATCATGCTTCTTCGCCTTATGCCTCTAGCCTTTCTAGCCCTGATGTGTCTATGGCTTTGGGGCAAATAGCTGACCTTGAAATCAAGGACGAGGGGCTTTATGCCTATCCTCTTTATACAGCCAAGGGGGCTCAAATCGTTGAGGAGTCTGAGGGTAATCTATGGTCTAGCCCCGAGTTTATTATAGGCCCCGTCTATGCTAGAGATGGTGGGAATAAAATAGGTGATGCCCAACTTTTAGCCGTTACCTTGACTCCTAGACCAGCACAATCACAATCAAAAATAGATCGTATTCTTTTAACGGAGAAACTTATGGATCAAACAGAATTACAGGGCAAAAGCCCCGATGAGCTTATTGCCATGCTTTTAGAAAAAGACGCACTCGTCAAACAACTAGAGGCGAAACTATCAGCGCTAGAATCTGAGATGGAATCAAGCGTGAGCGAAGAAGATGCTGTGCTCGTTGCTGATGGTGAAAAGAAGGACGGCTATGCTGCTATGAGCGAAGCTAGCGTGAAACTCATGAATGAGATGTCAAGCAAAATCACCGCTCTCAATGAACAAGTAGGCAAGCTTCAAGCTGAAAAGCACGGCGCTGAACGCAAGAACGCTATCGATGCCCTCTTAAACACTGGCAAGATCGCGCCAAGCGAGAAAGCAGTAGCTGAGGAAGCCTACGACCTCAAGGACAGAAGCCCATCTTTTTGGAAGATGTTCTCTGAGAGACAAGCAAATCAAGCAGTTAATCTATCCGAAGTCGGACACGCTGAAGCAAGCAAGCCCATCTCTTTGAGCGAACAAGTAAGGTCGATTCAAAAAGAAAAGGGCATCACTTTTGCACAGGCGCTAGACCTTTTTAAAAATGAAAATCCACAAGCTTATAAGCAATATTTTGGAGTGTAATCATGGCTTTTAATGAACAAAGCATTTATAAATCATTCGTGGCATCTGCTAGCATCACAGCTTTTCAACTTGTTAAGCAAGACTCTGATGGCAAGGTTACCCCATGCACAGCCTCTACCGATGTACCTGTAGGCGTATCTCAACAAGCCGTCTCAAGTGGCGATGTCGTCAATGTTTGCATTTTAGGCTTAACAAGATGTATCGCTGGGGGCGCTATCACCGCCGGCACTCATTTCTTTGTTATGCCCGGTCTCGCTGGTAAAGTCTATGCGTATGACGGCTCTGGCGCAAGCACTCAAATCATTGCAGGTCGCTTCTTGGCTAATGATGTCAATGTAGCTGGCTCAAGCAACGAACAAATCGAAGTTTTATTTAGCCCATCTTTAGGAGTATAATAAATGGCAAATCCTAGCTATTCTAATATCCATCCAGTCAACGAAATTCTTAAAAATCTTGCCATTGAAGCGATCCCATCAGATGGTCAACTCATTGCAGATCAAGTGATTGAAAAGGTTGATGTTTCATCCGTCGGTCCTACTGGTACTCTTCTTATTGAAGAAACACGAAATTTCATGGGCGCTCCAGATGTATCAGCAGAGAGAGCTCCTGGCGCTGGTCGTCAAACAATCGGCAACTTTGATCGCACTAGCACTACATACAGCGCTAAGATTTATTCTTTGTCCGATAGTATCGCCTTAGAAGACATCGCTTATTCTCAATATCCCGGTAATGAGGAAACAAGAAGCTTTAAAAAAGTGCAAAGAGCAATGCTTTTGGCTCGTGAATCACGCCTTGCAAATCTTTTGTTTAGTGCTGGTAATTGGGGATCATATACCGCCGATCTCAATGCTTTAGGCAACGGATCAAAGGGTACTCAATGGAATAGCGC